ATAACCGAAAATTCTAGACCTAACTAGAAAAATGGGAGTCAGCAAAGACTATAAAAACATTCAAGGATAGCCACCTTATTATAAATAATGAAAAGTACAATGTATAGAAATAACGTTTTTGGTGGGTATAAATGTGCACGTAATAGCATGCGTTCACAGCCTAAAAAGGTAAATAAGTGCTACAAAAATTTAATTGTTCTACAACGACAATCAGGAATTGTATCTGACCAGGAAGAGAGGAATGTTCCCGTAGAGAAAGTAGATGCTATGGCTGATATGGCTACTACACAGTTTATAGATGATGCGGTAGTTCATGTTGAGGAAGAGACGTTTGTGTCTAAGTTGAGTAAGATGTTTTTGGATGCTAATGATACGCAGTCGGTGGAAGAATCTTTACATTCTTTTCTCTCCCGACCTATCGAGCTGGCAGGAGGTGCATTCTCCACTTCTGACATTCTTACTACTTTTACTGATTTTGCTTTTCCTAATGAGGTATTTAACTCTACATACGGCGGCGTTTGGCTTGATAAACTTAAGGGATTTTATGGGCTGAGAGCAGATTTTAGGGTTAAGATCGTTTTTAACTCTAATAGATTCCAACAAGGCAGGTATATGATGTATTGGATCCCGCTCTGTGGTGCTGTTCGAGATGCTACTAATTTTAGGGAGAATCTTAGACGTACTCAGTTATCTCATACTCTTGTACAGAGGACTACTGTCCGTCATGTTGAATTTGATATTAATTCTGGCACTTCGGCGGAACTTGTTATTCCATATGCTAGCGTTGATACGTTCTTTCCAATTACTGATTTAATTAGTGGAAGTTATAATAGAATTTTGGGAACTCTGACTATCTGTCCTTACTCCCCTTTGATGGCCACTTCTGGCTCTTTAGTAGTACCTTATACACTTTACGTTTCTATGGAAAACGTAAAATTGTTTGGTGCTGTCGAACCTCAGTCTGGACTTATCAGTAAGGAGAATAAAGGAAGAGGAGTTTCAGAGCAAGAATCTAATGTCCCTAATGGACCTGTGTCTGGTGTAGCTAAGAAGTTTGCAAATGCTTTCGACGCGCTTTCAGGGGTACCACTTATAGGTGGTTACGCTCTGGGAGCTTCGTGGATTGCTGATAGAGTATCACAAACTGCAGCCATCTTTGGTTATTCCAAGCCCAGTCAAGGGGACTCTGTAAATAAAATGATGATTTTGAATCATGCTAACCATAATGTCGTTGATGGAGATTCTCCAGTGAGACCTTTCGCGTTTATGGCTAAACCAGCAACTGTTCCCGTAGTTGGAGCTAC